CGAATCAAAACGGGCGGTCGGGTACACCCCTCCTTGTGCCGCCGTTGTTTTGTATGTTGAAGGGTACACTTGCGCCTCCACCTGGAGCCCCCACACGTCCGCCGCTACCCCACCGTTCAGGCGCAGCGCGAAGCGCACACGCTCAGCTGTTGTTACTGGGCGGCTGGAAAGCCAGACACGTCGCCAGGTCGGCGTTGTCGATACCTCTTGCTGCTCCTGGCTGTCCCCAGTGGCGCGGACGAGCGCCAAGCCTCCGGGTGTGTCGCTCCGCACGTATAGACTGAAACAATACTGATACCAGCCCGGTGCGACAAGCATCTGTGCAATCTCTTGGGCAGTAGACCCGTTGTTTGCGACTTTTGTGGCTCGGAATGTCCCTTCGGGGTCAGGTTGGCCTCCCGTAAGGACCAGCATCGGGTCTTTATCCCATGCAGGCTCACTCAAACGCTCGCTCCATTGAAGTAAATTAGCGACTGGATCCACGAATGTAAAAGACCTCAGTCTGCCCTCCGCCTGTTTAAAAAGATTCTCGAGAGCCGCTCTCTCTGCATCCGTCAGTCCTCGGTACGTAAGTTCCCAAACTACTCGGCCGGCCGAAAAATCGGCCAGTGTGAGCGCCCGGCCGTCTGCAAGCACATTCGAGATTGTTCGCAGCACTCGGCGCTTGACGATCGGATACTGAGCCGTGGCACCGGTTGCCAACTGGGGAAAGTACAGCATACTACTTGGTTCTCTCGCGGACGATCAACTGCATCCGCCCTTTGTCGTCGCTGTCCCACGCGAACTCCGCGGCATCCGTTTCGAGAGTGCAGTGGGAATAGACGCTGCCATCCACAGGATCCCTGAAGGAAAAGCTTCCCGCAGCGCCTCGGACCGACTCCACAAACTCGAAGAATTTCTGCATTTCCGCATCGTCCAGGATTTCGAGGCCGATGACCCAAGTGTGGAGGGGTCCACGCAATTCGCGAAAACGCTGTTCACTGCCGTCTACGAAACGCACAATGTGCGTCCGGCACTTCAACAGCCGTGTTAGCGGATACTGCGAGGGCGCCCCCGTCTTGAGGGTTGGATAGGTGGACATGCTACAACTCCGTCATTACGTCGTTCAGACCGTGTGCGCTCAGCATGGCTTCTCTCACCGCCCGAGCAATCTCGTCGCGATGGTCAACGAACGAGCGGCTGTCAATCGCCTGGATGTGGATAGCGACCTGCACGGGGGGTTGGAACACTTTCCTGGCTAGGCCACTTTGTTCGTAATCCGCCTCGAGGATTGGCTCTTTTGGCGTCTGGGGTCCTGCGCCCTGAAACCGGAATGGAGTCGGCGCAACGTAACGCGGAAGTGCCGGTACAGGCTCTGGGCTGGTGGATCGGAGCAGGCCGACGAGTCCGGAGAGAATTGGAGAGAGGGCAAAGCCGCTTCCCAGCAGGCGTCCTGCGGTCTTCACGGCGTCTGCGGCGAATCCTGTAAGCCCCGTGGGCCGCGTTGCCGTATTCTCTCTGACCGCCGCGGTATTTTCCTCGACTGCGTCCGCTTGCCGCTGCGCAGCATTTCGGAGTTGCTCCAACGTGCCTTGCGTGGTTTCCAATTGTGATGCGCCCGCCAGAAGGGCGTTCGTTACTCGTTCAAAGACATCTCGGTTGCTGGCGCCGTGTGTTGTTCCAAATATCGCCAGTAGCCGCTCAAGCTCGTTCATTCGTTTTCTCCGCTTCTTTCCGCCACTCGTTTTCCAATACAAGAAAAGCTTCTGCTTGTCGTGCGGTCATTTTTGTGAGATCTTTCTTGCCTGAGATTTTCCATGCATAGTAACGTTCGAGGAACTCAAGGCTTTCTGCGCTGATCAGGGATCGTGGGCACTCTGTGACGGCCACATTGCCACGTGCCCACACGATCTCCCGACGGTTGCCCTCGCGCTTCGGGAGAAAACCGCAGGCGCGTTGTTGCTCCAGGCCTTGTTCACGGCATATATCGCACCTCCACCTGGCCTGGTCCGAAAATTGAAAGTGGAAGGCGACGATCAGTTTTTTTGTTCTTCCTCCGTGAGGCCGCACTCGGCCTTGATCAGCGACAGGGCTTCCCGCACGAGGTCTTCCGGGCCAGAGGCCAGCAGTCTAGCCGGGGTAGCCGGCTCGCCGTCAACCACAAGGCCTTCCACGCTAACTAGTCCCCAGTCGAAATAGATGCGGTCGACTTCGGCTGCCAGAAGAGCTGCTGCGACCTTTTCGCCGGGGTTCTTGCCCGCGTCCAGATAGTCGGCCCGGCTCGCAACCTCCCGTATCCGTCGCGCGAGGTCAATTCTTCGGTCGAATGACATCTTCCGGATTGTCAGCCACACCCCGGGGATGCATTGCGACTCCGTTCGCCGGACGCTCTTGTAATTTCTCGGACTAGGCGAACGCCACAACGATTTCATCGTCTGCAATACCCTGCGCGCGGCACCTCGCAAACTGCCACTGCAAACGCCGCTCGTTGTCATTGAACTCCGGCACCTCCGGTATGACGGATTTCATGTAAACGCCGCACAGCTGCCCGGAACTGTTTCCGAGCTGAAACATCACTTCAATGGGTGACCGTTGCCGGGCGGCCTGATAAAGGGCCTTTGTTGCGTCATCGTCCTCCGCGTACAGATCGAAATCGATCTCGACTCGGCGAGGGCCCGGAACCAGACATCTGGGAAGCACGGTGCCGAACTCACGGCTTCGAACATCGAGATTGTTCCCGAGGCTGATCTCGGCGGCTGTCAGCGTGAAAAATCGTTCAGGAACGGCGCCAAGCCACGCTTGTCCCAGGTGACCAGGAATAACCTGCGCTTCGAAAACTTCCGGCGCTGGTTCGGGAGGGAAGGCAACCAAGCCTCCTTCTCCAGGTACGAAACTGACACTGTCAATGACATCTGCAGCCTCGCCGCTGAAGGAAAACTCGTGATAATCTCCGTTGATTCGGACTTCCATGCGGTCGACGCCTGCACCATAGAGAATTCGCTGCACTGCACTCGGAGGATCCCAGTAGTCGAAGATGCTTACGCTCTTCAACTGCTTTGCCGGAAAATAGCTTCTTGTCCGCCCTAGAGGAGAGCCCACGCTCGGGCTGATGCTGAACGGAGCGTTCAAGATGACAGTATTGGCGTCCGGTGTCGTGAGCACAAAGCGAATCTCTCCGCCGAATGCCACCGCCTGCCCGGGGCTGAGGCCGTGTGAAGTTGCGAACGCAATCGCCGGGCCTGCCACATGCGCCACAGTGCCGCCGTCCCAGACCCGTGACTCACCCCCAAGGGCGCTCTCCACGAGTGCCGCCTGAGCCGGGCCCGCGCCGCTCGAGCCGAGCCCCGGAATGTATGTTCGCAACTCAAAGCGGGTCCGCCGGCGTATGGGTCCCGGCAGACCAGCAAACGTACGACTGCCCGTCTTGTCGCGTCGCTCTCCTTGGTCCGGATCCTGCCGGATCGCTAACTTCAACGCGGAAAAGCGATGTGAAGCTGCGATAGAAGGCACGACTCCGTAGCTGGTCTCAATGGCTACATAGAACCGGTTGTTATTAGACGCGATTTGACATGCCATGAATGATCCTCATCGTTAATCTTTTCTCGCATCGACCTCGAACGTGACTCTTGCCCATTGCAAGAAGTTCTTGCCCCCGTGCTTTACTGGTCCAAACACAATTTCGTACCCGCCTGGATAACAGAGGCCGTGGCCCCAATCGCCTTTTTCCATGTCAAGGACTCCCGTGATGGCCTCCACCAGAATGTGCAGCTCTCCGTCCAGCTCCTCAAACCGGTCTTTGGAAACTCGTGCCTCGATGACAAGCGTCACTCGTCCGGCAAACGTCCGGAATTTCTCTCGTAGTTCGTTGGAAACCCGTTCGCAATAGACATAGATCGCCGGATAATGAACACCGGTGGTTTTTTCCGCAAGATCAGCCGCAATATTGTGGCTGCGAATCTGATCGGGTTGAAGAGCCACAGGGGCGGTGCCGTCTCGGGATGTGATGGAGGCGATGCTGGCTGCTAGCCCGCCGGGTGATTTCAGGATCGCAACGATATGCTCGGTTGCCGCTCGGCCGGGGAAACTCATGGCTCACCCCCGGAGTAGAATGCGTCGGAGCCGGACGAACTCAGAAAGCGTTTGGCCGGTGCCGGCGGGCCGCCCTCTGCGCGGACCTGTCTCCGGCATGGTCCAAACCGAACCTGGAGGGAGCGGTTGGTCGTTCTGGAGCTCGACCTCGTCGGGCAGTATGCCGACGTAGAGGTTCCAGCCGCTCACACCAACCGGTGGCTCGCCTGCTGCCACGGTGAGCGCCGTATTCGGAGCCGTGGCCCACGCTCTTGCGTCACTCGGTGCGCCCTCCTCTTCGTCGCGCACCCAGCTCACTCGTGCCCAGAAGGTCCCTCCGGCATTCCCGCCGGGGACGTCGCCAAGCTTCGGTACAGGAGCCTTAGGAATAGGTCTTCGGGTCGCGCCGACACCCTGTTCGAACAGGCGTCGACGCGCCTCTCTGGCCAATCGCCGGTATTCGTTCCACTTGGCTAGGTAACGGTCATTGAGGTGGCTGCTGTAGGCATCGCGATAAATAAGCTCCAGTGCGTGCAAGACCTCCCACTGCCGTAGGGCCGTTGTGACGACAACGTTCTCGAGCGCCCATCGATCGCCTCCCTCGTCCGCCGCGTGCGCGAGGAACGCGTTCAGATCGGCTGCCACATCTTCGTGTGCCAGTCGCAGCTTGCTGGACATCTCGATGCGCTCCCCGGTCAGAACCTCCTCGATCGCGCTCTCGTGCTCTCGCAGTCGCTCGAGTGTGGCCAGTTCCCCATCCGTAAAAAGTGCCATGGTGATACCGTCCTCGGCGAAGTCGCGCTACTTTTTCCTGTTCGTTTCCAGGCGGTGCCTGTTGGCCTCGTCGACGTTGCGGAGGTCCGCTCGGCCGGGACGGTTCGTGGTGGTCTGGTCATCCGGCTCTGACACCAGCCCTCGCAGCTTCCTGGTTTGCTCCTCGGTCGCAAGCTCGGCAGCGCCGTCGAGGATCAACTTCGCTGCGAGTCGGCGTGGCACTTCGGTCAGCGTTCCCGCCCGGCCCCCGTCCGGAGTCTCCCTGCTCACAACGACTACGTAATCGGACGGCAAAGCCGCCTCGATCTCCCGCAGCTTCTGGTAGTAGCTTTTCAGATCCATGCTGTTCTCCAGTTGACAGTGTGCAGTTCAATGTCCCGCTCGCGAAAGCCGTGAGACGGCGCAGACGGATGCTGCGCCGGTTCGGACCGAGCACCAAAGATCACGTCTGCGCCGCACGCGGCAAAGTCGCCGAACTAGCTGTTCACTTGCACGCCAAAGCTGTTCCGCAAAACGCCGACCCCGTAAAGCACATCCACCGTGAACTGTTGCGCCAGGGTGTTCGGCTGGTAGCTCATGACAACCCGCATGCCGAAGTTTCCCAGCTCGGCGTATTCGGCGATGGCGCCCGTGCCAGGCAGTGGTTGGGGCAAGCGCCGGATCACCAGCCCAATGGCGCTCCGTGCAAATGCCAGGTTATGCGTAGTCACCGGCGAGCTCCCCGTCTTGTGGACAAACTGGGACCGGAACACGTAGAAATCCTTGATCTTGCCCACGGATCCGTCAATCAGCGCCCTCAGGCCCGCCTCGCCGGCTGTCTGAAATTCGCTGAAACGCGGAATTTGCCGTAACTGCGAGTACGTGGATGCGTCTACAACCAGATACTTTGGCTCACTGGCTGGAACCTTCGCCTGGAATAAGGCCGTTTCTGCCGCGTCGATCACCGATTCAGCGATCGGGCTGCCCGGCGTGCCCACTGGGGCGTTCGCGGTAAAGCTGGCATAGAGACTCAGCAGGTCGCTCTCGATCTTTTCCGCGAGTGCGACCACGGCGGGCTGCATGTAGAGCTTCAGCAAATCCGGCACCGCAAGGACCTTCGTCACGTCGGGAATCTGAAACGTCGCCTCCGCATGCGTGTTCAGTACGATCTGTGCATTGCCGAGACTCGGATTTTGCGGTTGCACAGTTCCGCCCTCGGCGATGTTGTTAGCCACCAGGCTCGGCGGGACGGGTACGTTGACCGTGTCGCCGGCTTGGGCAAGCGTGGGCTCAAAGTCGCGATTGACCAGGTTCCCCATGACAAGGTTACCCATGAGCGCAGGTAAGGCATCCACCGCTACCAGCTTGACAATCGCGTTCGCCACGTTCGTTGACGTAATTGCTGGCATCTGTCTGTGTTCTCCTTCGTGCTTGTTTATCGTTCCGCTCCTCAGAGCGGACTTCCCCATTGCTCCGTGCCCCTCGGGCTGAGGGTCTGGGAGCTACAGGATCCTCCAAAACCCTTGCCTCGCTAAGTTCCGCTCACTGACTGCGACGCTAGGCGCGCAATCTCCCGTCGTACCTGCTCGAGTTCCTCAGCACTCATCCCGGGGCGGATTCGCTCCAGATCCACGACCCCGGGAGCCGACGACCGGACCGGCGGCGTGGCGCCCGAGCCCCCGAGGTTGCGTGCTGGCAAGAACTCAGGATTTTCGCTCACAAATTTCGCCAGATATTCGCGCAGGCCCATTGTCCCTTGCTCCGTCGCAGCCACAAGTTGGCCGTCCTCCGTACGCCGGATGTCGTCTTTGACGACCCGAAACGCGAGATCCACTTTCGTCACACCGAGGCGTTGCAGCTCGGCACGGATTGCCGCGTGCCGCTCCGCCTCCTCAGCCCGTCGCCGGCTTCGTGCGTTCTCCTCGATCAGCTCGTTGACGCGCCGCTCCAGCTGCTCGCGGCGTTTTCTCTCTTCCGCCAGCTCATTCTTGTAGGCTGGCTCCGCTTTGGACGCCTGAGTTTTGAAATACTCCTCGAGCGCCTCGCGAATTGCGGTTTTTACTGGATCGGTACTGCTTGACGGTTCCCCGTGTTCCTTCCGGTGATCGCTCATTCGTGTCTCCTTTCACTAAGCTCCTGATCGCACCAGGCGTCAATTTCCTGTGCGATCTGGTCCTTGATCTCCTGACGGACGTCACACAAGTATTTGAGACTCAGTCTCTTCAAAATCTGCTTGCGCAGTGTCCTCGATGCGCCTGCCAACTGCAACAGTTTGATGCCATCCTCCAGTTCGGCGCTGAAGTCCCCGATGTCGAACTCGTCCAGCCCCGAGACGGTGATTCGCAGACCGTCGCCTCGTGCGGCCTCAATGGTGGTCAGAACGCGCTTCATCGCGTCTTTGACCGCATCGCCATAAGCCCGAAGAACTTCCTGCGTCACAGTAAAGTCGCGCTGCTTGCTCAAGCCGGACTGGGGTGGATTCGCCGAAAAGGCCCCGCCCGCCTGCGTCATGAGGTAGCAGACGCGGTAAATCTCGTTCTTGAGCCGCTCGAGATTGTCCGCGGCAATCTGAAAAACGTGCCCCTCGGGCTCCGTCCAGCCAAATCGGTCTTCTGGGCCAAGCTGAATGTAGTACGAGTCACCTACGACTTGATGCCACTCACGGTCGGAATAAATCACCGGAGAAGCAAACAGCCCCATTGTCAGAGCCCAGGAAAGAGCGTTCGATTTGTTGAAGTGTTCTAGCTGCAGTGACCCGGCCTTGTTTGCCAGCCACAGACCCTCGCTCAGCTCTAATTTGAACAGCGGCACGATGTTTAGATTGGCGAGACCGTGTCGCCCATGAGCTAGAAGTCGAGGTCGGGACTGCGGGTCGTTGGAAGCCTCGAAGATCCGAAACTCGGCTTTGTCGAAGTACGTCCAACGGAGCTGGCGATGCGGCCGGCCGCTCCCAAGACGCTGCGGGTGCAGAAACTCCGTTCGGAGCACCACCCAGTCGAGGGAACCGTCGGAATCGTGACCCCAATTGA